ATGAGCAAATTATTTATTATAGGAAATGGGTTCGATTTAGCGCATGGAATTCCGTCAAAATATGAAGACTTTAGACAATATTTAATTTCTACATTAACTAAGGAGACTGGTGAGAATTATTGTAATTATGATTTCACAGTAGACAATGGAATTATTACAATTGATTATATAGAAAACCTAAGGAATAACATTTTAACTATTATGTATTTTTTATCAAATGCAGAGGAAGAAAATTTGATAAAAAATGTTGAGGAAGAGGAAAAAGGTTTGTGGAGAAATGTTGAGGAATCAGTAGGTAAATTCAATTATGATGATTTTTCATGGCTGTATGTTGATGAGAGCAAATATGATAAAGAAGAAAGAGCAAATTTTATAAATGAAAATATTTTTTCGCCTTATGTAGATGTTCTTAAATCAATACCTAATTTTTTTTCAAGATGGATTAATCAGATTAGTATAAATGAAGTTTATAAGAAAAACATTGATGGGCAATTAAGTTCTTTATTCGATGATGAAACAAAATTTCTTTGTTTTAATTATACTGATACATTAGAGTATTTATACAATATTAAACGAAAGAATATTTGCTATATACATGGTAAAGCGAAGGACAATAATATACTTTATTTTGGACATGGAAATTGTTTAGATTATCAATATTTTATAAATCGTAAGGATATTAATGAATTATCAACGGCAGAAGGGGAAAATATGGTTAATTATGCTTTACGTAAACCGGTGGAAGTTGTATTAAATAAAAATTCATTATTTTTTGAGTCAATAAAAGACGTTGATGAAGTATATAGTTTTGGCTTTTCATATGGATCTGTTGATGAACCATATATTAAAAAGGTTATTGATAATATACCGACTAATGCTAAATGGATGATAAATAAATTTCCTTCACCAAAAGAGAAGCAAGATTATAAAAATGTAATTAAAAAATGTGGATATAGTGGCATAGTAAAAGAATTCTAGTAGCTGTTAAATAAGTTTGTTAGAACAAATTATATATAAAAACAATTAAAATACCGTATTATTCAATATGAAAAATATACGGTATTTTAAATTTGTAATTTATAAATACCATCTATAAGGTTATGTGTTGTGACTATATTTTTATATTTTTTAAGTTAATTATAAATAATTATAATCTTATCTTAAATTTAATTTGTTTTGTATCACTATTATAAGTAAAGTACTCAACTAAATTCTTTATCATGTTTCTCTTTATTTCAACATCATCTATGAAATCAATAGTGTTTTTAAATAAATTTAAGCTTTCTATGAAGGCTTTTTTATTTTCTGTTTCATCTTCAACAATGAAGGATTTTATAGATAAATCATTTATGTTTTTTTCAATAACTTCGTTATCACTTTTTAAAGTCTTAATTTCACTTTGAATAGCTTTAAGAATATCAATATCATCAAGTAAAGCTATCTTTTTTATGAGTCCAGAGATTATTTTGTTGTTTTCATTTAAAGATTTATTTAATAGATTTTTTTCTTTTTCAATGCTTGCAGCGTTAATAGAATTTGATTTGCTTTTAAAATTATCAAGCATTTTTATATTAAAGTTTTTTAATAGATCTATTACAAAAGCTTCAGCTTTATCTGAATTTAACATTTTGCAAGTACATCTTTTAGATGCTCTATTTTTAAGCTCACATCTATAATATCTTTCATATTTATTGTTTTTAGGATTATTTCTACTCCAGGAGCACATAGAAGAACCACAATGTTCACATTTTAATAATCCAGACAATAAAAATTTATTACCAGTACCAGATTTATTATTAGATTTTTTTCTTACAGCATCTAATATTTGCTGACATTGTATCCATTTATCAGAAGGAATTACCCCTAAATGGCCTCCAGTTGAAATTATCCATTGATCCATAGGATTATCCTTCCTACCATTTTTACGCTTGTTATAAGCCATAATACCATTACTAGAATTAGCATTACCTTCAATGGTAGAGCCTTTAGATTTAAAATATTCAAAAGCTTTTTTATCAGCAGTACAATACACAGGATTAGTTAATATCTGTAATACTGTATTACGGCTAAAATCACCACCATTTTTTCCTTTAATGCTATTAGTACATAGATAACGAGCAATGGGGCTGCAACTATGTTTTTCAATATACATATTATAAATAAGTTTTACTATTTCAATTTCTTCATCTATAACTTCAAGAGAATACATTTTCTTCTTATGGCCATTACTTTCATAAACAACAGGAATAGATTTAAAACCTAATGGGCAAGTACCACCTAGCCATCTACCAGTTTTAGAAAGTTCAAGCATATTATCTCTTATTCTTTCAGCAATACTTTCACGCTCCATTTGAGCAAAAGTTGCAGATATATTAATCATGGCTCTACCCATAACAGAAGTTGTATCAAATTGTTCAGTTATAGAAATAAAGTTGACGTTATTTTCTTCCAATATCTTTAGGGTAGAAGTAAAGTCAGCTACATTTCTTGAAATTCTATCAAGCTTATAGCAAACTAAATAATTAAATCTTCTCTTTTTAACATCTTTAATTAATTTTTGAAACTCAGGTCTATTAATATTTCCACCACTAAAGCCTTCATCTTGATATATAATAAACTCAATATTGTCTTCTAGGTGAAGATTAGAAAAATACTTTTTACATAATTCTATTTGGTTATTAATAGATTCACCTTTTTCTGATAATCTAGATTTTCTAACATATATTGCAGCTCTAATTTTAATCACCCCTTTGTATATACTATTCACTAAAACTCTTAAAAATTAAATTGATGTTGGTTAAACTATAAAGGTTAATTAATTTATTAGAACTACACAGTACACTGGTTATATTGTATTTCTTTACTCATAAAATTTTCTTTTATAGACTTGTACTTATTTTCATCATGAACTATGGATAAAATTTTATATTCTAATAGTTCATTTGTGACGTCAAAATATTCAGCCATTTCGAATTTTGAAGCAACACATTTATTTAAAGCATCTATAAAATCTTCATCAGGTATTAAAAAATTAGCTGCCCATTTTTTAGCTATATTTTCTTTCTTATGTTTTATTAATTTATCTACATAACTCTTGCTTGGCTCTAAAAGATTACCATAGGTAGTAAAATGATGTCCTAGTTCTTCGGAGAGAATAGAAATATAAATACTAGTGTTATTTATTATTGAGTTATCTATAGCAATTATAGGGGCAATTTCATGGATTTTAAGATATAAGCCCTTTGCTTCTAAATTGCTTTCTTCATAAATTATATTTTCTTTTTCTATAATATTAAAAATATTATTTATTTTTTTCATATATATGCACCTCGTATAAAATTATGTTAGTAATATTATTATAATTGCGAATATATGTTCGCACAAGGTGTAAATAAAAAGATATTAATAATAAACATCTTTTATGTTTACTAACTAATGAAATATATTTATAATTATGTATAGGAGTGAGGGATATGAATATTTATGATCCAGATATAAGGAAAGTATTATATAAAAGCTTTGTTATAAGAGAGGAATTTGCTAAAGATTCTACAACAAAAGTAGTTGACGAAATGCAAGTGTGTAAGGGATTTTCAAGAGTAGATATAGCAGTTATAAACGGTAAAATCCATGGATTTGAGATAAAGAGTGAAAGAGATACTTTGGATAGATTACAATATCAAATAGAATCTTATAATAAGATATTTGATACTATGACTATAGTAACATGTAAGAATCATCTAGAAAAAGTAAAGGAAAAAGTGCCATCTTGGTGGGGGATATATTATGTAGAAAATTTAAAAGGAGAACTTGTTTTAAAAAGGAAAAGAAAAGAGAAAGTAAATAAGGAAACTGATATATTTTCATTATCTCAGTTGTTGTGGAAAGATGAATTATTAAATTTATTAAAGAATAATGGGATTACAAAAGGAATAAAGAGCAAAACAAGGTCTGCTCTTTGTGAAATTGCAATATCTAACATAGATGAAATTACTATACGAAATTATATTCGAGCTTGTTTAAAGTCTCGTCAAGACTGGAGAGCTGTTTCACTACAACAGTTATATGATGGTTTACAGCAATTGCAACCCAATTAGTTCCATTTCCAGGACCTAACATACCGTTACTTCTTTTATATATTTCTAAGTCACCAAAACTAAATGTACTACCAAAATAATATGATTTTTTCACTAATCTTGCTGCTAAATCAGGAAATTTTATACCAGTAGGATTAGTGATATTTTTATTCTTACCTTTCAACATAATGTAATCATCATATGTTGTATATCTTATCTTAGCAATTATAGGACTACTCATTTTTGAAAAGTCTATTTCAGTATCTTGGTATTTGGTTACACCATAATCACTATAAGCTATAGTATTTCTTAATTCATCAAAAAAACTATTTTCCATTATTTTTTTGTACACTATAAAATCATATCTCTTAAAAGCAGTTTCTGAATCACTTGGGACTCCTGAGATATTTTTGGGAAATGAAGTAGAAGCAATAATTATAGAATCAAGGTATTTACAATAATTTTTCAAAGTTTTTAATGCATCAACGAGTTCATTATATTGTTTTGCAGCATCTCTACTATTTTCTATATTACCAATATCAAGAATTACGTCAATTACATTATTTGCGTTTAATTTAGTTATTACATTATCAATAATATCTTCTATGGAATTAAGCTCTAGATCTAAAGGTAGTTCGATTTTTACAGCTACCTTCGATGAAATATCATTGAAGTCATCAAAGTAATCTTCTAAATCCACTGGATATAAGACTGGAATGCAGTTAAGTTCTATAGAGTTTGTACTGGTAATAAGATTTTTTAAATCATTACGATAATCATCTTCACTTATAATAGTATCAATATAGACTGGTTTGTTAAAACAATTCTTAATATCTTCGGCAAACTTTTCAGGCTCACAGTAATCAACTAATTCAATTAAGGGAATTATTGAGTTTTTAGTATTTTCATCTAAATGTAATAAACCACTTTTTTCTCCTGCTTTCCATTTAATGATAGGAACGTATTTTTTCATTTAACCACCTCATTTATTTATTAATCAGAAATTTCTGATTTATTTCATACTGAAAATAAAACTATTTCTTGAAAAGTATTAATAAAAATACATAATATGAATATTTATTATATTATGTTAAATAATTACATATAAATAGTAAAAAATAATAGTGCTCGTCACGAACACATTATTTTTTATATTTAGCTTTAACATATTCTATAAAGTTCTCAATTTCTTTTTTGGCCTCGTCTGGAAGTTCATCATATTCATAATCACTATGAAGAGCTATAGTAGGCTCTTTTTTTACTTTATCATAATTTTTTATATCTGATTTACCAAGGAGATAATCAATTGTAACATTAAAATAACTAGCAATAGAAGTAACTAAATTACTATCCATATCTCTTAATCCTTTTTCATAATGGCTTACAGCTTGTTGGGATATATTAAAAGCTTCAGCTAATTTAGCTTGGCTCATGTGTTTTTCAAGTCTAAGTTCCTTTAAACGATTCAAAATTATCACCTCATTATAATTTTACTACTTTATGGAGTAAAAAAATACACGTATATGTTGTAAAAAACATTGACTTACTACAAGGTGGAGTATGCCATATAAATATGGTTACTACAAAATGTTGTTAAGGGAGTATAGTGATGAGAAAAAAACTAATTGAAGCGAGAGGAGATAAATCTCAAAAAGAAGTAGCTGACTCCATAGGTATATCACAAAAAACACTAAGTTCTATAGAAAGGGGTTATAGAAACCCTAGTGTGGATTTAATGAAAAAAATTCAAGGTTATTACCAGATTAGTATGTTAATTCTTTTTGAAGATATTTTTGAAATGTAATACTACGTTTTGTTTTATATTTAGGGGGTGAGAAAATGTCAAAGTTAGATATTAAAATTCAAATTAACTTAAATGATTTAAGTGATGTAAAGGAAGTAATAAAAGAAGTTAAAGATATTTTAGAAAAAGAGTGCAATTGCACTTGCACTCTAGATCTAACTATTACTCATTAAAAGAGCCAATGAATCTAACAAATTCTATATCCTTTGAATGTAAGGATATAACAGCAGTTCTTCCAACAAAAGTTAAAAGTCTATCATAGAGATAAAAGTTCTCAAATGTTTTTACTGTAGTTATGTTTTTACTATCTGAAAGACTTGGATAAGTAATATATTCAAAGTCTTTGATTGGAACTTCTCTACCTGATTTTAAAGTTATAATTGCACTATTTTCCATAAAATCTACCCCCCTTTCACATTAATTTTATCATGTTATTCAAAACAGCACAAATAAGTGGAAGTGGTTTATAAGTAACAAATAATTTTTATAAAAATATACTAGATTATAAATAGTTTTAAGGAGTATAGATTATGGCTTGTATTAAAGAATTTAAAAGTGACAAAAGTGATTTAACAGCTATTTGTTTAAATTACCCAAGCACAGAAGAAGAACTTGAAGCTTTAAGTGATAGATATTACAAGGCTATGATAGAAGGTTTAGAAAAGCAATACGGCCCAAACTGGGGCACAATTATTATGCAAAAGGTTAAGGCCGCAGATAAAGATGTTGAATAGCTTCATAAGAAAAGTATAGATTAAATATTCTTAAAAGTAGATATGTAATATTTTTCTTTATATTAATTATCTCATGTTCAATTTAACTTTTAAATTGAATATGGATAAATTTAGAAGCTACATAAATTTATTATTGTTAAGTTTTAGGAGGTATAAAAATGACAAGAGCAGTTAGTAAAGCAATAGAAAACCCTTATTGTAAAGCAAGAATTGAGGCAGCAAAATATAATTCTAAATTTGCTAGTAGAGAAAGTGCAAGTGATGAATTAGGATGGAGCAAAGATTCTTTAGCACAGTATGAACTTGGTTTATGTAAAGTTGTACCAGTAGATAAAGTTGTTATTATGGCGGATGTATATAATGCTCCAGAATTATTAAACAACTATTGTTGTAATGAATGTCCAATAGGAAAAAAGATTATACAACCTATAGATAATGAAAATATTGATAATTTATTTAGATTTGCAGTATTAACAACTAATACTTTAGAAGAAAGCCCTAAGATCCAAAAGCTTTTATTTAAAATAGTTGAAGATGGGGTTATTGATGAATCAGAAAAAGAAGAACTAGGAACGATAATTGATTTCTTTAGCAAATTAGAAATGAGAGCATCGGAACTTAAGATATTTGCTACGAAGTTAATGTTATAGGAGGCAATATAATGAGTAGTTTATTAGGCAGATTTAAAGAAATATATGAAAGTGGGACTGATTTTAAAGTTTCCTGGAGCAACTTAGATAAAGATGGAAACCTAACTGTTGGAATAGTTGATAAAGAAGGGAATGAAAAGTTTTGGCTTCATGTAGTAGAGCATAATGGTGAAATTCAGTGGTTTTAAAATAAAAAAGAACCTTATAAAAAGGTTCATCAATCGAAAAGATACGGACCGCCATCCGTATCTCTATTATAACATTAAATAAGTATAAAGTAAAAATATAATTAGAATTATTTAGTAATTTAAGTAAGGAGATAAAGAGAATGCAATATTCATTTTTAGGATTTTCAGTTTCAAAGATTATGGAATTAAAGCTTGATATGAAAGATATGGCTATACGTAGATATTTTGTTGATTTTAGAGAAACAGGAAGAATGAAAGCTGAAATAATTGAAGGTAAGGCATATTATTGGGTTAATTATAATTCAATGGCAGAAGAAATGCCTTTCTTAGAGTTAGGTAAAAGAACAATAATGCTAAGAATGCTTAAATTAAGAAATTTAGATATTTTAACTCATTATACAAAAAAAGAAGGAGGAACTTATTCATTTTTCGCTTTAGGACCTAAATATATTGAGCTTATAAGCAGCACTAAAGATATAAAAGAAGAAAATGTTAATGAGAAAGTGACCAAGCCATATAATGCAAGAAAGGGTATGCATGAAAATGAACAGGGTATGCATAGGAATGAACAGGGTGTGCATGAAAATGAACACCGGGTGTGCATCAGAATGTACAACAAAGACTCATCTATTAAATAACTCATCTACTAAAAAAACTCTTAATAAAAAATATATAAAAAAAGATGTTGATGAGGTAGTTGAGTATTTAAACATAAAAACAGGAGCTAGATATAAATCAAATTCTGGAAATACTATTAAGCTTATAAGTGTTAAGATAGGAATGGTTCTTTCGTATTTTTCCGTATATATGATATAA